TGGTACAGATTTATTATTTTCTTCAGCAGCTCACAGTAACTTTATAACGCTTACTAACGACGGTTCTACAAGGACTGATAACAACGGTACTAATACTATACTCAGTTCTGCTTCAGGTAGCTCTCAACGTTTTACCTTTAACACTATTGATTTCCTTAACGCTAGACTTAACGATAACGACCTATCAGGTGTATTAAATTTAGGACAGACAGGGACAAGGACGTATAGTTTAACACAATCAGGCACGAGCAGTACAGGTACTTTAATAGTAGCTAGAGGTAGTAGTGCTAATTTAAATCTTTTGGTACAAGGTGCTACACTTTCTGAAAGTGCTATATTTCCTCAATCAAGTACAACTACCAGTCCCGGAATATATCAAAACGCAGGAAGCCCAGAGGGTGTCGTAACTGCTCGACCCGGTTCTCTATGTTTAAACTCTAGTGGAGGTGCAGGTGTTTCTTTGTATGTCAAGGAATCAGGTACAGGTAACACAGGTTGGGTAGCTAAATAAAGGAATTAAAATGCAAACAGTAATTAAAGATAGTGACGGCAATGTTATTAACATCGGTGAGTGGGACTATCAAGTTGATACCGTAACTAACGACGAAGGAATGGATATTGTAGTTGAATTAAACCCTATGCCTGAAGGAGCTTACGAAGATAATGTTGAAGTTGTACAAGGATGGGATGGCGGTTTGTACGAAGCGAACGATCCTAGAAGACTAAAACAATGACTGAATCACTCTCCCACTTCCTAACGCTTTAATCCCTCTAACCACCTAAGATATGGCAATTACAAAAACAAATAATCGAATGATCGACGGGTCGGTCGTGAATGTGTTGGACTACGGGGCTGATAATACGGGAGCTACGGATGCTACAAACGCAATAAAAGCCGCAATAACAGCCGCAGACGCTGGTATCTTTATTCCAGCTGGAACATATATAATTTCCTCCTCTTTGGTTTTACCTCAAAACTTCACAATACAAGGTGCGGGTAAAAACAGAACCGTTCTAAAGATTTCTCCTAGTTTTACGCAAGACGGTTACTTAGATAGTGTTATACAAGACCCTGCCAGCATGATTCTACCTCGTATCTATCTTCGTGACTTTACGATTGATGGTCAAGGCGGTGCTACTGTTGCATCTGCTATTAAGTTCTCTAATCATTATGATAGTGTTTTTGAGAATATTTACATCAGGCAATCAACAGGTCACGGATTTTACTTACAACGCCCTGTGAACGGGGCAATGAACAACTGTTACATAAATTCTCCAGCTGGTAATGGTATACGAATTGAAGCGGATGCTGGTACGGGTCAATTTGATCTAGGTAATGTTCTTCTCGATAATGGTGGTAACAACGCAGCGGTTAGAGTAACGCAAACAAGTCAGAATAAGTTTTCATTGCTTGCTAATGCAATTCGTGCTGAAGGTGGTTGGTCTCATGTTGTGCATATTACTTCGTACACAACCACAACTGACAACGCAGTTTTCTTTAAATGTAACAGTATTAGAGCAGAGAAAGCACCAAACGCTTCAGCGACTAACCCAACTGTTTTTAAAACCGAAGGACGCACGATGTATGGTGTTTCTGATATTCGTTTAGGAGGTACTGCGTCAGGATGGACATATATTGCAGACGATACTCAGCGTGGCTTTCAAACTGCGACAAGCCCTGTTATCGGATTGCTCGGTGGTAATTGGAATGTAAACACTAGTATTCAAGTCGATGCGGAAGCAACACCAAATATTGGCGGTCGTGTTGGATTTAGCAAATCTCCTTCTTCCGGAATAATTGATGCACAAGCAGGCGACGGAGGGAGCGGAGCTTCAACGGAACCTGTTGCTGTCTTAACTCAAAAACATCCGTCATTTACTGGAGATGTTTTAAAACTTGTTACCGATAGAACAGCAACTAGTAGTTATGATTTAATCACAGGTTTTACAGGAACATCTACACTTGTTTTCAGGGTAGCTGGTGATGGCGATGTTGAGAATACAAATAATAGTTATGGAGCGTTGTCGGATAAAAAGCTAAAAGAAAATATAATAGATTCCTCTTCCCAATGGGCAGACATTAAAGCTATTAAAGTTCGTAATTATAATTTGATAGGTAGTGAAGCAGTTCATTTAGGTGTTATTGCTCAAGAGCTTGAAACTTCAGGAATGAATGGTCTTGTAAAAAATATTTTAGATGATCCTGAAAACCCTGATAGCGAAATCACTAAATCTGTGAAATATTCTGTACTTTACATGAAAGCTATTAAAGCACTACAAGAAGCTATGGATAGAATAGAAGTTCTTGAAGCTAAAGTAGAAACCTTGCAATCATAATGACCGAGACCCTCTCCCACTTCTTAGATACCGCTCTTGGTGTAATACTTGCCGTAATCGGTTGGATGATAAAGAAACTGTCAGATAGATTAGAGAACGACGAGAGACGACTGACTAAGATAGAGGTGGAGTTAGCAGCACAAAGCGAAAGAGATACTGCTGTTGAGAACCGTATGACGGGACTTGAAACAAGTGTCAAAGAGATTAACCAAAAACTAGATCGCATGATGGAGATGTTGATGAAACGTGGCTAAGATTTGTCCAAAGGGAATAGCGTGGGCTAAACGTACTTTTGATAAGTATCCAAGTGCATATGCCAACATGGCTGCATCTAAGTACTGCAAGAGTCCCACATACGGTAAGAAACGCAAGAAGCTTGCAATAAAGAAGAAGTAGCATGGGTGAGTTAGCTAAGTGGAGAGCACAGAACTGGGTACGTATTAGTAGTTCAGGTAAGATAGCAGGTAAGTGTGGTACTTCTAAAAACAAAAAGAATCCTGATCGTTGTCTTCCTATGTCTAAAGCACGTTCACTGTCCACCTCTCAAAGAGCAGCTACCGCTAGAAAGAAGAAAGCTGGCGGTGCTAGAGGTAAACAATTTGTTAGTAATACGCCCGCAGCACGGGTATCATTAAAGATTAAAAAGAGGAAATAACTATGCCGTACGGAAAATACAGTCCTAAACAGAAGAAGCTTGCTGCCGTTGCTGGTGACAAGAAAAAGATTACCCAAGCTGACATCATAACGTTAAAACGTCGTAAGGGTATGGCTATTAAAAAGAAGAAGTAAGCATGAAGTGTAAGTGCGGTAAATGTCGTAAAGGACTTGCAATCAAGAAGAAGAATAAATGAGTGTATCGTTGTCTATAGGTAGAGGTGAGAAGTCCCGTAAAGGTGGACTCACTGCGAAGGGTAGAGCTAAGTACAACCGTGCTACAGGGTCTAAACTGAAAGCTCCTCAACCCGGTGGTGGTCCTCGTAAGCGTTCCTTCTGTGCTCGTATGTCAGGAGTAAAGGGACCAATGAAAGACAGTAAAGGCAGACCTACCCGTAAAGCTTTAGCGTTGCGTAGATGGAAGTGCTAAGATGCTTCGACGAGCAACAAAGACGGTTAATCCGTTATCAGCACAATCACGCACGTTGGCGGTAACTTCAGCAGGAGACGATGTAACTATCGTAACATAAACAACTTATGAAAGATCACGTAGAAGGAGCAAAACTTGCAGACGGTTATACTGAGCTGTGTAAAGACGCAGTTGGGTACATGAAAGCTATGGAGGAATACAACCCAGCTTTGATGAACGCTGTGGGTAAATGGTTGAAAGATAACAACATAACGGTTGACAGTCGTAGTGGTACTCCTATGGATAGTTTAGCTAACGATTTTAACACCCTACCTTTCAGTGAAGAAGAAGAAACACCAAGAGATACCACCGCCTCTGCGGGACTTTAGAAACTTTCTGTGTCTTGTTTGGCGACACCTTAACCTACCAGACCCTACTCCGTTACAGTATGACATGGCTTTATACTTGCAAAATGGACCTCGTCGTTCCGTTATTCAAGCATTTCGTGGTTGTGGTAAGAGTTGGATAACCTCAGCGTTCGTTGTTCATCAACTACTACTAGACCAAACAAAAAACATACTTGTTGTATCTGCCAGTAAGAATAGATCAGATGACTTCTCTACCTTTACGTTACGTCTGATACAGGACATACCTGCACTACAACATCTACAACCATCAGAGAACCAACGATTCAGTAAGATAGCTTTTGATGTTAGTGGTGCTCCTGCTTCTCACGCACCCTCCGTTAAGTCGTTAGGTGTAACATCCCAGCTGACTGGTTCCCGTGCTGATATAATCGTAGCGGACGACGTAGAAGTACCGTCTAACTCACAAACACAAGGACTACGGGATAAACTGGACGAAGCTGTAAAAGAGTTTGAAGCTGTAAAAGAGTTTGATTCTATTATAAAGCCCCTAGAAAGCTCTAGGATTGTATTTCTTGGTACACCCCAATGCGAGGACAGTCTGTACACTAAACTATCAGAGAGGGGCTACGAGCAGCGTATATGGACGGCTAAGTATCCTAACGAGGAAGAAGCTGATAACAACTACGGCAACGCCCTTGCACCCTTTATACGGGATAACATATCTCCTGAGACCACTGGTACTTCTACAGAACCCTTACGCTTCAGTGATATGGACCTAGAAGAACGGCAGCTGTCGTACGGTCGTACCGGGTTTGCGTTGCAGTTCATGTTAAACCCTAAGCTGAGTGATCGTGA